CAAGATTGCTCGCGAGACCCTGATGACCGCTCAGCGTCTTCTGCTGGACACCGGGAACCTCAACATGTTCCACCAGTCCATCGGTTCGCTGACTCTGCTCGACGACTATCGTCGTTGGCGTGATCGGGTGTTCCTGGACGAACTCTTCAAGTCTGAGTCCCGTGGTCAGTCAAGCGATACCCAGGGTGGTTACTACTACCCCAATGGTAAGAGCAAAACTGGTGTCACCGTTGATACCTATACCGCTGCTGAATTCGCTGCTGAGCGCTATAAGTTCAACGTTAAGACCGACCTTCTCGAGGTTGTCAAGAGCCTGCGTAAGCGTAACGTTCCTGTGTTCCAGGACGGCTACTACCGCTGTATTGCTGATCCCTCCTTCATGAAGGATCTGCGTGCTGATCAAGGCTTCCGCGAGGTTGCTCGTTACCCCGGCATGGGCGCACCCAACCCTCTGATGGGTATGGCTTCCCCCAACGCTGCTGTGTACCAAGGTGGCCAGTACGGCCAAGCTCAGTTCGTGGCTGGCGAACCCGTGATGCCTTCCGGCTTCGTGTTTGAAGGTGTTCGCTTCTTCGAGACCACCAACATGCCCAGCAAGACCGCAACTGTCAACTACGGCGACGGTGCTGGCGCTGTGACTGATCGTTCAACTCCTCCCGGACTGTTCTTCGGTCCTCAGGCAGTTGGTGTTGGTATTGGTGGCCCGAACGCTCAAGTTCTCATCAACAACAACGACGACTTCAGCCGCTTCATCATCCTCATTTGGCAGCTGTACGCAGGTTTCGCGAACCTGAATAAGGACTTCGTGACTACTGCCTTCACTATCGTCGATCCTTGAGGAGGTATAACTAAATGGCATCTTACACTGCTGAAAAGGGCGCTATCCTGCACCCTGGAAATCAAATTAACCGCCTGTCCTCCTACAACACTGAAGGTGTTTATGGCTGGCCTGGCATCGAGGCTTACGAACTTATTGGTTATGCCAAAATTACCAATAAGTCCGGCACTAAAGCCGACTTCAAAACCCTGGATCTGATCGTCCCCTCTCCTGATCGTCGTCCTGATGATCGCGTGCGCGACGATCGTACTACCATGGTTGTTCAGGCTAGTACTGCACGTCCTGCCTACATCTATGGCGTTTCTCTCGCCATTGGTCAAGACAGCCCTAGCGCTGGTGAGCCCTCTTACCCCGCTTCTCCGCTGACCGCTGACATCCAAGGCACCAACACCGAAGTACTTTGCTTAGGTGGCGACAACTCCGGCGCTCCTGGTCTGCCTTCTTCTACCGTCACAAACGGCCTTCGTGCCGCCGGTGCAAGCCTGACCATCGGTGCTTCCGGCATCGCTCAGGGCACCAGTGACGTTTCTGCTGGTCATGCTCCTTTCCTGACCTCCATCACCAACTCAGGTTCTACCTACACTGGTGCTGACTTTGCTGATGCAATGATGTTTGAGGCCACGTCTGATTTGACGTTCAAGGTCTTCAACATGAACGCTGTGGCAAACACCGGTGCTGCTAACGGTGACGGTGTGTTCATCTCCGACGCCGACGCTGATGCTGGCAAAGCTGCCTACGTCATCGCTCGTGTTAACTACCTGCGTCCCGCAGCTGCAGCTACCTTCAACGACATTGTTGGTATGCTTGACTTCGCTTCCCAAGTGGGCGGCACCGACAGCTGATTTTTCGTTACCTCTTTCATACGGCGGGTCACCACGACCCGCTTTTTTATTGCTTGTAAGTATTTACTTTGGTAGGCTATATCAGTAATTAAAGGTAGTCATGCTCTATCAAAACCGTATCACAGGAGGATTAGTTGAGGTCGTCTCTCAGCATGGAGAAGGCATCCTTATGTGTCTAGATGCTAATGAAGAAGTTATTTACATCGACGAAAGCGATCTTACTCCGCACCTCGATGCGACCATGGAGCAAGAGCGCAATGAAACGCGCCTGACAGAATCTTTGGCTTCGGAGGGTGTAAAGCCGGCCAAGCCCTCGAAGAAAGAAACCTTTCCTATTGACACTAGAGTAAATATCAACCTCGCCTCAGCACGTCAAATTGCAGACGCCCTTCCAGGAGTTGGTCTAAAGACTGCACGCGATATTAAGGACTTGCAACTCACCCTTCCTGGTGAGCGTTTCTCACGTCTCGAACAACTGAAAGGCGTAAAACGTGTTGATTGGGAAGAGATTTTCAAAGAGAATCTTGTTCGCGTTGAGTGATTATTGGCGCGTGTTAATCTGTTATTGGTGCATATAGTCTTTGCACGCTAATGCGAAGGTGAGCATTAATGAAGCTTGATACTTTCTTAAAGTCAAAAGTACGCTGGCATTTGGGGTACAATACTACGTCGATTCCTGCCGGCGATTTGGCACGATTGGAAGAGGCTTTGGATAACGTACCAGATTCGTTTTGGTACTCCAAGATTGTTGAACAGGTTGAGCGGTGCGATGAGGCTGAAAAACGCACCGACATGACTGGCACTATGAATAACTCAACCGTTCCACGTGGGCGAGTTGAGTCAATTGCTGGCGACGTTGATCGTACTATCGCAACCACGGATTTCAAGGAGACGTTGAAGACGTGGACGCAAATTTACATGTACGAGACTGATCGTTTGGCGTTGCATTTATATGTACCTAATTACAGAAATCCTGAACAAGCTCGTTACAGGTTCAATAGGGAGGGTGCAGAATTTATCCAGGCTCTTCCTGGTCCTGCTGATGTTGCTGTCGGCACCCGCCTCCTTCTCGAAACCAACCATCGCTAGGAAGATGTCCCTTTCAATTCAAGAAACAGCAAACGTCTTTCGGCAGGCCGGCTTCAAAGAGTCTGAGGTTCCCACCATGGTCGCAGTAGCCATGGGCGAATCAGGCTTGAAACCCGGAGCACATAACCCTAGATATCCAGATAATTCTTATGGGTTGCTACAGATCAACATGCTTGACGAGCCTGGCTACCAGCTAGGTGCGGAGAGACGTGCAAGATATGGTTTAAGAAGCAATGAGGATCTTAAAGATCCCCTTACTAACGCAAAAGTTGCATTAGATATTCGAAACAACCAAGGTCTTGGTGCTTGGTCTGTATATTCTTCAGGCGACTATAAAAAACATCTGCCCCAAGTGCAAGAGGTATTAGGTAGTAGTTCTGCTACAACCTCACCTGTATCTCCCCCGCCACCTGTAGATAAAGAGTCGTCCGAAGAATCATCTGCAAAGAAAAATGCGGAGTTTTTAAAAAGCTATATTGGAGGTGGTATTGGCGCAACACGTGCTCTCGCACGCCGGACACCACCAAAATCTTTCGATGTGTTAGGCCTACTGCAGGGTGCCTTCAAAGCTCCTGAGTTGATGGAATGATGCGATTTGCGGCGATACCTGGTTATAGCCAATCGTTTCCTGTGACGTACAGGAACATGTACAACGATTATCAGCTTCTGACAGCGGGCTTCAGTGATCCGTTCAACATGAAACGATCAGAAAAGCACACGCCATGTGATTTAGTCGTTTCATATACAGGTGAAAACGATCCGCGCTATCAGTTGAACAATCCTGCCTACATGAGAGAGGTCACTCGCTCATATGCTGATTCCATGCCAGGTGTCGTCGTTAACAAACAACCGGTGCAGGCAACATGGTGAAGCCGACAACCAGATTAGGCTACATGTTTGGATTGCGTCGAGATGACGTGCCCTCGGAGCCACAAGGTCCAAGCATGTTCGGGAGAGCGCAGCGACCAAGAATGGCAGGAGATGTGTTGCCGCTAAACTTATTAGAGCCAGGGGAACAGCCTGTGCCTTACGCAACAGGATCAATACTACGCCAAGGCTTACGTGGCGATCCATCAAACCTAGATCTCATGACAAGATAATGGGACAAGCTAAAGATCAACTTGGTGGATTGCCTATGCCCACCGACGTCATGGGCGACTCTTCAAGCAAAGTAGAGCGCATGGCAGGAAGTGCTTTCAGTGCTGAATCCCCTTCAGGTCTAGAGGAACAGGTAGGTTCTAAGTACTCCAGCGGTTCGCCTTCAAAATTATCTCGCTCTAAATATTTATCTGAAGGCGGGGGCCAAAGTTTCGGTTCTTAATTATGTCAAAACACAAAATGCCACCCGAGCTTCTTGCTCATTTCAAAAAAAAGAAGGAAGAGAAAGATGGTAAGGGTGAAGAAAAAATGACAGACAAAGAGAAGCGTAAGGATGCTTTGAAGAAAGCAAGATCACGCATGGAAAAGAAG